ACCGCCTCACGCTGAATAAGAATATCACCAAGATACTCAATCTGCTGCTCAGCAGCAGTAGCACCCGCCGCAAGCACTCTCGCCATCGGCGGATTATCCTGAATAAAATCCTTAGACAACGTGGCAATACCAGCCACGTTCTGAGAAAGATGCCACGCCGACAACGTCGCCGGTGCATCAACACGGAACCGACCAGTCACATCAGAATATCGAGTACGATATTCATGCCAACGTTCCTGGTATCCAAACACCGCATTATCACTACCAGGATTACCCGTCGCATAAAGCTCCTTCCGAAGAATCGCCTGCTCACCAAGTCCCGCTAGCGAAGGCCAATAAAAATCATACCGCGTCTGACGACTAAACGTCCGCGGAATACCCTGACCATACGACAACTCCGAACGAACAGAAATCAAACCAATAATATACCCATGCTCCGTACTGGCGTACGACGCATGATGCTTACCAACGGCTGTCGCCGCCGCACCAAGAATACCAATGGTACCAGCTCCGCCAGTCGTCTGAGCAACTGGCGTAATATTCAACGCTGACGATCCACCGCCAATATACTCCGGCCTCTGCTGCCGAGCATCTGGCGACACCACACCAAAATGCGACCGAACAATTTCAGTATACCGAGTGCCCCCGCGAGCATCCCGCTCCAGCAATTGCTGCACCAAAAACGCTTGACGGAACGAGTTAACACTCGCCTCTGCATACACCTGCGGATACCCCGCAGCCGTCGCGCGCATCCAATATGGCACCGTCGTACCATCATACGCGTTCGCATAACTCGTATTACTCGGCTGCGAAAACGTATCAATAACCGCGGCGATCGGACCCGTACCAACATTTAGATCCGCCGCCGCTATGCCAAGTCCACTCACCGCCGACTGAATGGACGGCGCTGTAAACTTCTGGGGCCACGGTAAAGCACTCGTAAAATAATCCTGAGACTTGCCTCTACGAAACGGCAGACCTGACTCTCCATACTGGTTCCACGATGTAGGCGCATCGCCAGTAAAATTCGTCGCAGAATTAATCAAATTCTCATCACGAAACCACTCGTTATAAATGAGATTGTATGCCCTAAAAGGCAACGAGTTAACACTCGTAACCGCAATCAAACTCGTGGACGGCAAACCAAAATAATCAACAATGGTGCCTTGTCCAGCGTTTCCAAACGCAACCGTCGGAATAGTCAAATCAATAGATTCCGCAGGCGTTGCCTGCTCACCCATAAACCGACGCCAATTCGACCAAACCAGCCGATTAGGAACAAAGAAAAAATGCGTATCTATCCGCTGATTATCCATCAACGGAAAATACGGCGTAGCCATACGCACATAAGCCGTGCAATCATACTTTAGATGATCGCCGGGCAAAACCTCATCTACAAGAAACGGAATAAGCAAACCAGCATTAAAAGTCGTCTTACGAGTAAACGACCCTAGAAACTTCGAACGCGGCACATCAGGCCGCTGAATCATTGCGCTATCTTGCTGACTCGCAAGTTTACGCGCCGGAAGCTGATAACCAGCCATTAGCCAATCGCCTCATCGAGTTTAGCGGCCTCAGCCGCGTCCTTAGCCTGTTTCCACTGCGTTCCACTAAAAATTACAGCCGGACATCCTTCCGTACTGATAACCCCATCATCCGAAAGAAAACCAAGAACAACAAGCTCATAATCATCAGGATGATTCGCGGGATAACTTTTAGCATCGCTAAGCACATCGTGAAAAAAACGAATAGCAGCAGCGTCGGCCTTAAAAAGCCACACCTGCTGCCCAATGCTCTCCGCAACCTTATCGCGAATCCCGTAAACACTCATCATCCGTACTTCCTCCTAGCAGATTGAAGTGACAGCCGCGCCTTGGCAACCGCCTCGGACGCGTCCAACTCGTCCCGCGTTAACGCCTTACGATGCTTCCAACGCTCAAACTGCACTTCCTCTACCAACATGGGATCCGCATCCTTCTTAAACGCCTCATGCAAATATCGAGGCACCGGATACTTAGTCCCATCCATCACCGCAAAACGCGACCAACTCTGAAAATATTTACGCGCCTCACCGCCAATACCTGGACGCCTAGACATCAACAAAAACGGCGCTTCTCTACCATACACCTCGCCAGTCTCGGTGTCAATAGTCTCTTGAAACTCACCGTGCCAACCTTCTTTCTTCGAACAATAACCTGCCACGTACTTAATAGCCGCTGGTGTCAACGCATGAACTCCAACATGCCCAAACGACCAGCTCTTACGAATCGAGGACTCTGCACCGTCGATTCCGTACAATATCGCGTGGTAGTGAGGTCTCCCACCACGCTCGCCATACTCTCCGCAAGCAAAAAATCGGATTTTTTCAGACGACAAACGCGCTCGTAAACGCTTAATGTAGCCGGAGAGATGATCTCGCCTAATGGACCTATTCGCGGGCAAATTCTCATCCGAGTACGTGAGGGTTGTCCAGCACGCTTTCGCATGATTCGCCAACTCCAAACGATTACGGATAGCCCACGATCGACTGCGGTCCATACGGCAACCCAAACAGCCACCACACGGCATATCCATCGCTTCGCGATCATCAGACTCAGGCCTCCTAAGGCTTACTTTCCCGTCATGTCGCCACATCCGAAACGGATGGTGGCATGCCACGACTACAGCCTCCAACCACCGCGCAACGGATTGCGCAGGTTAAGGCCCATTGTCTTACTAGCGCGGCCCTTAAAACGACGGGCCGACTTCCCTTTCTGCATACCCATGCGACGCATTGCTGCCTCCGTGTGTGTGAAAAGCTGTCAGTTAGCACGTAGTTATCAAGTATAGTATACGTGCTAACCTGCCGCGCCAGCCTCCGGCTGGCTTGCCACCGGGCTGACAGGCTCGGAGGGTACCTCCGACCCTGCCATGCCCGTTTTAAACGCTCCTGAGCCAAATGCGCCCAAAAACGACCCCAAATCGGGGTACGCTTCACGAATATCGGCTGGTGCCGAATCGTACCACATCTGAAAAACCGACCTAGACTGCATCTGAACAGTCAGGTCGTCATCGAAATTATGCTCCCCGTACTGCACGGGTCGCACCATATAACCATGCTGACGCAAAATGTGATTTACATCACACTCCTCCTGAAACTCCTGCCGCGTCATATCCTCACTATTACCAATAACTATTCCCAACTCAATAGACTTCGCGGCAATCTCCATCATCTGCTTAAGATCAAAAGCCATTATTTAAACATCCTCAAAATAGGGATAACCATCTTCAACATCTTATCCAAATTACCCTTATCAGTCTGCATTTGCTCCAAAAACTTTCTATCAAACTCCTGAACCGCAGCGCTCGTCTTCGCCGCATTCGCCTGAGCAGCCAACGCCGAATTACTCGACCGAATAGACTCAGGAGCCAGCGACGTCGCCTCAAACTGCGACGCAATCGACTTAGCCAACGGCGAACCCAAATCAACCGACTGACCCGTCGCAATCGCGTTCCAAACGCGCTGCTCCAAACTGCGCTTCTGCGCATCAAAACCTGCCACCTCAGCTTCGGCTTTCGCCTTAATACCCTGCTGAGTAGCAATATCCATCTGCTTACGCACAAGATCCAACTGCGCGCGATTCATCGCGGCAGCCTGAGCGGACGAAACAGCGCCGCCCAACTCCCCCCCAATCTGCGCCTGTACCCCCCCGGGGGAACTGGCGCTATCACCAAACGCTAAAGCAGGATTAAAACCCGCCGCTTCTAAATCTGCCTTCCGACGCTGCACCTGCGTATTACTCATACGCTCCGCAAACGCCTCAGCCCTTCGTGCTTCCGCACGCTGCGCTTGGTTCTGCTGCCGCCGCCCTAAAATATCTAGGGCGGCGGGAGCAAGCTTACCAACCGCTTTCCCAATCGTACCGAGAATAGCGGGAAACGGCATTAAAACCGCCCAAGCGTAACCGGCGTACCAAACATCGGCAACGGACGAACCGCCTCACGCTGAATAAGAATATCACCAAGATACTCAATCTGCTGCTCAGCAGCAGTAGCACCCGCCGCAAGCACTCTCGCCATCGGCGGATTATCCTGAATAAAATCCTTAGACAACGTG